CATTTGAAGATAATGAAGATACAAGTTATACAAAACTTAGTTGTGATGAAAAATCTAATTATTTTATTCAATACTTGGATGGATTTTATCCTGATAGGGTTTATAAAATATTATTAAAATTAAAATTAGATGATGGTCAAGAACAAGTATTTGATGATGATTTTGAATTTATAGTTAAAAGGAAATAAATTATGCCAATTACAACAGAACAATTATTAGATAAAATAGCAGAAGAATTAATTTTAGATGAAACCGGTATTGTTACACCTGATGTTGTATTATCTAATCAGAAAAAAATATTTAATGGGACTCTTCAGTTAGGTAGTGTTGATGGAAAATTAGCATTATATCAAAAAGATGAAGAAGCTAATGAAAAAGATTTATTATTCCAGCCACAAGGTGATAATAGTTTAAATAATTTAAGTTCTATAGCTGAAAGTATTTCTAATGTTAACAATATTGAAATTAGCATACAGAAGGTAGAAGGAGTATATATTATATTTCTTACAAGTGCTATAGATAGTGTTGATGAAGAAATAAGTTTTATTGTAAATCAAGAAAATAACAATCCGTTAAATGTGAGTCAATTTATTCCAATGCAATTATCATCATCAATCATTGATGTAGAACAAGCTAATGAGTTTTTAGACACTAATATATTTGAATTACTTCCAACGGGTGATACACGACAGGCTAGAATAGTTAGATTCTTTCAAGAATTAAATGCATTACTTCCTCCAAATCTACCTGAATTTGATTTAGATGAAGATGGTAGAGTTGATAGGGATAATGATGATAATTGGATTGGTAATGAACAATATAGTCAAGACAATAGTATTTCATACGCACAAGATAATCCTATTGAATCAAACATTGATGAAGAGGATGCTTATTTCCACAGATTAAAATTGGGCTCAGTTCTACCTAATGATACAAATAGTGGAAAAACAATTGAAGATATTTATAATAGAATAACTCCATATTTAACTGATTTGTTAGAAGAACCACCAACAGCACAAGATGAAAGACCTGAATATGAAAACCAATCAAATGGTTATTTACAATTTAGAAATTTAAATCAAGGTATAATAATTCGTAACACGAATCAAGATTTTATCGAAGGATTAGACCCAAATAATCCAACTTATTTAGATACAGGTTTTACTATTACAATGTGGGTTAGATTTTTAGATAAATCATCCGAAGGAACATTGTTTAATTTTGGAAATCCAACAAGACAAAGTGATGATGCATTCGGTTTTAGATTAGAAACTTATGTATTAAATAAAGATGATGATAATCCACATTCAGTGCACGAAACTTGGGGTGATGGAGCAGCTGCTATTTATAATTATGAACCTTCAAGAATGTATTTTGAAAATTCAAACACTGCTCGTTTTGTTAGACTTGTGGTGAATGATAATGGACTATTAAGAGATTCACATATTGGTGTTCCTGGTGCTGAAAAATTTGCTAACATTCCAGATAATGATGGAGTTGGTGATGAAGAATTTAGATTATTACAAACAACATTTATACCAGAAGACTTTCAAGAATGGTATTTCATATGTGCTTCGTTTAATACTGATGTTAATGAAGATAATTCATATGGACAAGGATATAATAATGAACCTAACTTTTGGTTAAATCATATGAATTTAGATGGTACGTTTACAGTTAATTCAGGATATGGAAACAAATGTAAAGTAGAAATAATATCACGAACTGATTTATTAAGAGCTCGTGGATTTAAGGTTTAATTAAATGAAGATATACAATGAGGTATTATTAAAGTTTAACGAACTGTCGGGTAAATGGGAAACCATATCAGAAGACAGCTTTGAATATGATGGCTCAGTAGATTTATTACGAACAGAGGATGAGGGAGAGGATACCTATGGTGAAGGATTATCGTGTGAATGTAAATATGATAATTATGGTGAAGCTTCCCTTATAGAATTATGGGATGGTTCAGATTGGAGAACTGATGCTAATACTGAAAATATTACCTTAGATGTTTTTTCTGGAAACCCATA